TCTAATATCTTGAATATTATATACAATACCTTTTCGAGTTATTCTCTTGTCTTTGTCATTTGGATCAATAAGATTACCAAATTCAACAAAATCATGTATTTCAAAAACTAATGCCTTTTCATTTGGAACATCTTCTTGAGTTTTCTCATCTAATAATGTTAAAGATACCAAGAATGAAAATTCGTTTATTCCAAAACCATCACGAGTATAAGTTACTCCTAAATGTTTATATAATACATCAGATGCCCTTGTTAAATCGTTAGGATCTAGTTTCGATATTGGATATTCTAACTCGTTAACCGCCATAGTAAGACTTCAACGCAATAGCTAAAGATAGAATATCATCAGCTGTTACACTATATTTGTCAATTGCAACTTGTCTAATGTCCGCATCTGGAATTGTATCGATCCACTCAGGGTATTCGCCACTAACTAATGTTTCTGTTACTTCAATGATGTCATTAACTAATTTGACAATTGCTTCTCCATTTGATTCTTCTTGTTTCTCTTCAATTACTTCTTCTTTCTCAACTACTTCGATATCTTCCACAACTACATCGTTGTCAGCTGTAAATGTATTATATTTTTCTAGTAATTGATCATTCGTATATCCATCTAAAGCCATTCTTTCAAATCCGTGATTTTCTACTAAATAATTAATCATATTGTTTCTTTCTTCCATTTTTTTGTTCCTCCTATTTTTATTTTATTAACATGATAGTTAATACCAATATTAACCATATCAGTATTAACACAAATGCTAATTTGTTTCTAAATTTATGCTTGAGCATTTTTCTTACCAACCGTAATCATTTTTAATATCGCTAGATAAATAGAACAGTATTCTTATTGGTATATTATTAAACGATTCTACATCTAAGTTTAAAATATTACTATACCATGTGTCAATATAACTATCCGAAGCCTCTAAATTTCTTATTACACGGTTTTCCCAAGACTTATAGGCTTCTATTAACACTTCTTGTTTGTTCTTTAATACAACACGATTTACTACTTCTTTTGTTACTTCAATATCAGAATCAAATGTTAATTGATCGAATGTAAATGTCTGAGTATCAATGTTATAACTCCAATATTTAAGAGGTTTAGCTTCTATACCAATATCTACCGGAAATATACAATCTTCAATCAAGGTTCCATCTAACAAAATAATACATTTACTATTTTTCCTAAGCTCTTTAATATTCATATTTTACACCTCTTATACTTTCGATATTGTTACAATGTATCCAACTGCTAAACCTTCAAGTAATAAGTCTGCTTTAATTGATTGATATTTGTGTATGTCAGTATTTAACACAGTACTCGCAATCAGTTCACTTGATATTCCGTGTTTATCTTCTTTGATTAAAAGTGTAGAAGCCATCAATATAGCATTTGTAGAATTAGATATTGCTATATAAGCGTTAGTATCAGCAATTGCTGTTGAATCTAAAGCAATACTTCTACCGGTATATCCAGTAAGTGCTATGTTGATATTGGCTGAAACTCCACTTTTTAATGTTGCTTCAATACTATAAGTACCTTTAATTAAATCTGTTAAATCAATTGTTGTACTTTCATCAGTATCAAATACATAAATTGGATTCAACGCTGTGTAATCGTCAAAATCTTTTCTTAAAACTCTAGAATTTTCTCTATCAATTTCATCTTGCGCTTCTTTATTGTAAGGGAACTTAATCGTGTAGTCTAAAGCCCAGTCAGCGTTTTGGAACATTGATGTAATTTCCTCTTGAATTGCTGAACCTTTACTTGCTACATCTTCCTTAGTTGGTGTTTCTAATTGGTAACGTACTAAAGTTCCTGCTAACGCTGTCTTTGCTTCTGCTAAATCTGCATATGTTCCAGTTGCTACAACAAATGTTACTGGTGTTGCAAGGTACGCATAAAACATTTTGTCGTTCCCTACTGTGTCTCTGTCACTTCTTGCTATTTCTGTATAACCTTCTACCTCAGAGATATGTAATGCGCTTGTTCCATTTCCACCGTCCACCGAAGCAGGGATTAATTCCACTATACTTACTAAATCAACGTTACTGATTGAAGAATATCCTGTAATATCGTCTTCGGTTAAAGTATATATATAATTCTTACGAGTAAGGACATACTTATCATTAACGAAATTCACGACATCTTGACTTGTTCCTACACTTATTCCTACTGGTACTGTAAAGTTTGCTTTGTTGTATGTTGCGTGTGTCTCTGCTGTTGTTCCTTCGTTTAGCATTAGGTTTTCACCAGTTATAATTCCACTTGATATAATTCTTACTAATCTTACTTTTATTTTACTAACATCCACATTAAACGATAATTCTTTTATTGCATATGATGTTGTCACGCCTAGTATAGAACCATCTACTAATATGTTATCATCTTCATCTAATATTCTCATTTTAAATGAATTTGCTAATAAGATATTTCCTTTTAAACTAATTGATGCAATGTTATCAACGTTTGGTTTTACATCTATTAATTCACTTTCAACATATGCACCACCACCACCGCTTAAATCAAAACTTAATAAATTATTTTGAAAGTAAGTTGTTGAACTAGGGAACAGTGCGTTCCATGTATCATCATTGATAGTTGGTGCTATATTCACACCGATAGTATCAAGGTTAAAGTCTGCTGGGTCATTTATTCCTTCTGCTATGTATACTGGGAAACGGTCGTTTAACTCGCTTACGCTTTCATTCTCGTATGGTTTGTTATCAAGTGGTAATACCTCAAGATAGTCTATTTCCATTACTTTACCATTTGCTGTTCCTGCGTCTGCATACTCGTGCGCTATTCTAATGTCTAAATCATTTGTACTTCCTGAAACATCTACAATATCGCTTAAATCAACGTTGTACCACTTATCTTGTGTAGGGGTAGGTATTGAAATGTTTTGAATAGTTCCACCTATACTATCTCTAACTTGAACTAGAATTTGATTACATACTGCATTTCTAACTCTTACTCTCGCTTTTGGGAATATATTATTAACACCATTTAAGTTCATTATACCTGCTAAACTTGCGATTGGTAAATCTCCACCACCGTTACCAGTATTAATCATTACACCACTGCCACTTGTATTCACAGAGTTAGTTGCACCCCATTCTGCTATATCAGTTGGTAAATCTCCATTTGCTTTTTGCTCTGGTGATACTGCTAGGATTTGCTTGATTTGTGGTGCGCCACCGTTGAGTGGAACAAACGCACCAAATGTAGAACTAATAACACTACCATTTACAATTACTTTGAAAGCTGGAAATGTATGACTTGTTATTACATTAGATCCATCTCTATGTGCTTCTGCTTCTGAATCTTTAGCTTGTCCTACAGTTATACTGTTTAATTCATCTTGTGATTTGAATGGATATTTTGTTGCATTGTTATCAACGGATATTTTAGCAGGAAGTGACAAATCTGCTTGTGGTATAGTTCCTGTAAATTTGAACTTTAAAATATTTTGATCGTCAAATGAATAATCAGTTAAGTCTACAGAAAATTCTCCGAATCCTGCATCTGCACCTTGATAAACAAGTGTAACTATTTTTAATGCTGCTTCATGACTCTTTAAGGCATCATTATTATCCTTAACACCTTTGTCTATATTGTTCATATTTAATGCATTTGCTTTTGTTACTTCATTTACGAAATTTATTCTATTATAATCGATTACGCTCATTATACAAACACCACCTTAATCTTTTGTCTAACTACTGTTAGTTTTGTATCAAATACTCCATTAAATTCTACAGTGAAATCTCCACTATCTGCAAACACATAATTTAAGTAATATCCTCCAATTATTGGATCGTCAAACTCATCAAGTAGAAAGTTGTTTATATCTACCGCTTCACTATGGATTTCGTTACCTAAATTATCATAAACTTTAAATGTCGGAGTACCTGGTACAGCCGGTATATCATCTACAGTTTTATATTCAATTTCAAATCTAATTGAATTACCTTTTAATATTCTTCTAATTAACATTCGTCAACCTCCTCGACTGTTATCTCATGGGGATGTTCTCTAATCTCTAAGCATATCTTATAACTATTTCTAAGGACTTTAACATCTTCTAATCCTGTTCCTTTATTATGAACTAAGTCCCATAAACTAACTTCAATAGTCGCTATGTTATCTACAAAGAACGCAATAGGTATTGTTCCTTCAAATTGTTCTAAAGATACGTTATATGTCATTGTCACGTTGTACAGAGTACCACTAACGTCATATACCTTTGCTTCTTGCAATGATACATCTAATGCTTCATCGCCTTTTGCTGTAAAATCTAATTGATGACCATTGATTATATACTCAGGTGCTGTGATTGTTACAATTGGAGCTGTTGTATCTAAATCTATTGAAAAGTAATTAGCCATAGTTATCCACTCCAATTTCCATCTTCATCTTTGACATAAACAGCAACATCATAATCTCCATCACCATCAATTAATTCAATACAAGTAATATCTGCAGGTTGTTCAACACCAGATGTTAACAAGTACTCATTTATTATAGTTGATTCACTTACTATCGTTGATTCACTTATATACAACTGTGATTTACCATCAACTAATATTCCTATACCTTGTCCAACTGATCCAGGAAGCAATACAGCACGAACCTCATATGCATATGCATCCTTATCAGCAGTGAATTTTATATCACTAACGTCTTTTGTTGGTTGACAACTAATTCGTACAGCTGTTATTTCTGTAATTGTTACTACAGGATTAGCCATATTATTTCACCACCTTTTATGTAGACCAGTTCCCTGCTTGGTCTTTTACAAATACTTTTACTACTTTTGATCCATCTCCAGGACTTGCTACTTCTAGATCATCACCTATAATTTCACTATCAATCGGAGTAACACTTGGGAATACTCCAGTTCCACTCATATTTGATGAACCGTTTGTTATATCGATAGTTGTACCTTCAGTATGTATACTTGCACTATTTGGAACAACTTTAACTTTATATTCAATAAATATTTCTACTGCTTCAAAACTAAAATTACATGCATTTTTACCAACTACTTTTGATATTCTTGTAACATCTGGTCCAGTTACTATATCTACAATTGGTATTGTTGTATCATACGTAATAGTGTCAAATACTTGCGTTGTCTCATTATAAACATCATCACGTAGTTTTAGATATACTGTCTTTAAACCTTGTCCTGACGCTAATTTTATTTGTTTTACAATGTTGTAAGGTATCCAAGAAGAATTAATCTCAGAGTCTTGAACATCTCCATCGTAAGTTAAATCAACATCTCCCCAAATTTTCATCTCATAATTCGTAACAGTTGGATCATCATTAGATATATCAACGTTTACTAATTGAACAGGAGTGTGCGAACCTGCTGGGAATGTTATTGAAGGATTTAACGGTGCGACTGTATCTAGTGTTAATATAAACGAACTTGCCATATTAAATCACTCCTTTTATATTATTATTTTGAAATATATGAAAATGAAACTTTAATTGAATCAGGAATTGTTAACGATGAAGTTCCCCTATATATTACTTCTCCACCAAAACTTTGACATAAAACATCAAAGAAACCTTGCGAATCTGTTCTACCCCTAGTTGGTGTATCAATTAGTGATTGAAAGTTAAGCTCTCCAATAAAAAACATGGTAGTACCTGCTGTTATAGTTGTAGTAAATGAAAGTTCTACACTTCCAGTAACCATTCTTCCTATTCTTTCAATTCTTTCTTCCACTACCGTAAAGGCTACACCAGGTGTTATAGAAGTTGAAATTTCTACAGTATCGTTCAGTTTAAAACCAAGCCATTTTGGAACTTCGTCATTATCATAATGTCCTACGTATACTGAGTTTTTGCTATTCTCTACAACTGTAATTCTTGTTGGTGCTTTACTTTGCGCTGATCCAAATGTTTCATCAAACAAAGTTTCAACTTTTAAAGTAAATCCATTACCTGTTAATGATAATTCTGCATTCAAACTTGCTAATAAATTGGGAAACGGATTCGTACCTGCACCAGTAAAATACAAACTGAATATCGCACTATTGTTTGGTGAAAAACTTATTATTTTATTAATTATAATTTGAGCATTTCCATCCCAATCAACTGCACTAAAGTCTCCATCAATAATATCTAATTGCTCAAAGGAATCATAAGATTGCATATGATCATCGTCTTTATATGATAATTCTTTCATTGCAAGGTCAGGTGACAAGTTAATATCAAATGTACCCATATAAAGTTTTCCATTAGAATTATCGATTATAATTACTCTATTTGGAAAAGCATTTGATGGTATCCCATTAAATTCGCCACGTACATTTTCTACTTCAATTCTAAACGATGTTGATACTGAATTTAATGCATCTTGAATATCAGAAACTAAATTCGTTAAGTCAGAATTAGATACATAAGTTCTAACAGATGCTGAACCATCACTGTTTTTAGCATTTAATGCTGTTATTATGTTGTTAACCGATGTTGCTAAATTTACACCAAAATCACCATTCACTAATCCTATGTCAATAAGGCTATCATATGTGTAAATACTATTATTAACCTCTTTTCCATACGTTGTTTTAATAACATTTCCTTCATCATCTTTAGTAGCTTTTATAGCATTTTCAACAAGAGGAAGTATTCCTGATAATTCTTTAACTGTGTTATCAATATCTCCTGCTATGATGTTTGGCGCTGCTGCCGTTACTATAATATTTGCTATCAGTATTTCTTTTATAGTTGTTGGACTTGATGTATCTTTATCTGGAGCAACAGGACTACCTGAAGCAACACCAGGTCTATACACTAATTTATCTCTTTTTTCTACAGTTAAATCAACTCTGTAAAATATTGAATCGATTCTAGTAAAAGTTGGTGATGGAGTATCAACTAAAAACGTAACTGCTTCTCCACCCTCTAATCGTCTTGACATTGCGTTTAAAGCTTTCGCTATACCAACATCAACCGAGACAGTAAAACCACTTACTGGGGTAACTTCAAATCCTTCCAGTACTCCATCAGATACTATGCCCTCTATAACTGCATTCATATCTTTTATACCATATAATCTATCAGGATAATACGAACCATAATATGTTGTATCTTTTCTTACTTCTGCCATAAAATCACTCCTTAATATGCGTCTTCATATCGTTTATTTGTTTCAATAGTCACTCTAGGATTCCCACTATCAGCATCAAATACCAATGTGTTTATTCCTCTAACTAATTTGAAATATGTTCTATCAACTAAGTAAATATTCAAGTTTGGATCAATAACACTGTCATCTACTAAACTATACTTAATTGCTGTTTTTTCTTCTGTGTCAATAACTATATATTCATCTACAGCTATACTAATTTCAAAACTTATTTTGTCTGTTATAATTGCACCTGCATCATCTATATAACTTCTCTCTAAAGATGGATTAACTGATATACCTTCAAATCTTGCTTTGATTGGAATTACCGCATCACCATCATTGTTATACTCAATTTCATCTTGCAATGAAGAGAATAGAAATCCAAGTGGTTGTATTAATTCTGTATTTATAAAGTCTCCTGGATCTTCTTGCGAAATAGTTGTTACCTGTAACTCTTGAGTTACATCTATTAATTCTATAATGTCAGGTATTGAATTTTCAAAATAAGGCATTGGAGCTATACAATAGACAAACAAAGTTCCTAAACCATGTATCTTTTCATTAGGCACTAAAGGAATTCTTCTTATTTGAACATCTATTTTTCGTTGTATAGATTCATCATCAATAGTAATTGTGATCGGTCTTGCTTGAAAGAAATCCTTGTACTCTCTTGATATTTCTCGCATTTTTTTATGATTCTCAAATGAAACTCTAAGAGATACCAAAATGTCTCTGCGATTATAAGTTTTACCAACAATATTTTCACCAACTTGTCCTGGAGATTTATTGAATATATAATCATTATTAAATCCAGTGAATCCTTCCAAATCTTTAACGTTGGTTGTATCTAATTGTCCAGTATTGTTTTTATCTAAAGTATAATATGATCTTACTTCACCATTTGCATTTTCAAAGGTTATCTTAATCATTATTCATCAACCCCTAATTTCGCTTGTTCTTCTCTTAATGCTTCTTGAATTGCTTGTAATGTAAGTGCCGTTTGTTCTTCACTTGTCACACCATATTGATTAATTTCAATAGTGGTTGGAACTTGTTCTCCACCAATTGGCAACAATGGATTTGGTAATTGTTGATTTTGAGTCTCCACAACTTCTGTTTGTGGACTAGCTCCGTTACCGAAAATTGAAGAGAAATCTATTCCTAAACTGTCAAAACTAGGTAACCCACTATTTTCAAAGTCTATTCCTAATTTTGGTTTTTCGATACCTGCTATATTATCAGCTTCATCAGCTATTATTCCTAATAATTTTGCTAATTCAGCAAAAGGTTTTATAATAACTTTTACTCCTTCTGCAAGTTTATCAAGTCCATTTGCCACGTGTGGTAATATCTGTGCTATAAGACTAAATATTTTTAAAGTTGGAAGTAATGCTAATCTTAACAAAGGAACCATTCCTGCTATTAAGATATTTATTATTGGTAACAATAAATTAACTAAGGCACTAACAACTTCAATAATTGGAGAAATAAGGCTTAAAAACACACTTAATATCTGTAACAATAAGTTTCTGAATTCTTCATTTGCTAATAATAGAGGAATTAATACAGCCAGTAGTATAGTTAATGGTCCGCCAATTCCACTCGCTGCGATACCTATTCCTTTAAATGCTGCCACTAGAAACTGTGCACTACCTATTAGCGCAGAAAACAATCCAAACACTGCACCTAATATCTTTATTGATACTCCTAAACCTATCAATAATGGTCCAATACTTGCTACTAATAAACTTATTGCGATTGCTAATTTAATAGTACTTGCTTCAGCTTTACCTAACTCTACAACTAAAGGTGTAATATAAGTTTCTAGAAGTATCGTTAATACAGGTAACAAACTTTCACTTATTGTAATGAACAATGCTTCAACTGCTGATTTGAATCTTGCAAATGCACCTGGTGCACCTCTTAAATTTGTTTCCGCAATTCTTGCAGCAGTACCTTCGGCATTTTCTAATTCTTCCGTAAAAGCACTTAAACTTTCTTCACCTTCATTTAATAAAACTGCAAAACTTGAAACCGCTCTTGCACCGAATATTAATGATAGTGTTTGTGCTTTTTGTTCTTGCGTTGCTCCTGCTAAACCTTGTTCTATCTGACCAATAACTTTATTAAAGCCAAGGAAGTTTCCTTCTGCGTCAAATATATTGATGTTTAACCGTTCTAATTCATCTGCTTGTTGAGAAGTAGGAGCTGTTAAGTTCAACAGACCTCTTCTTAATGCAGTACCGGCTAATGTACCTTTGATCCCTGCGTCAGCTAATGCACCAATTTGTGTTGCTAACTCTTCAACAGATATGTTTAATTCTGCTGCAACAGGTCCGGCTATTTTCGCTGCTTCTGCGAATTCTAATACGTTTGTATTTGCGTTAGATGCTGTGAAAGCTAGAACGTCATTTACTCGTCCTAAATCAGTAACTTCGAGTCTTAAACCTTTTAATACATTTGTAGCGATGTCAGCAGCACTTGCTAAATCTAATGCCCCTGCTTGTGCTAATTGTAATGTACCTTCTGCTGCTATTATTGCTTCGTTAGCAGACAAACCGGCCAAGGCTAAGAACTGAAACGCTTGTGCTACTTCTCTAGCTGCAAACGGTGTTTCAGCACCTAATCGTTTAATCTCTTCTCTAAGAGCTTTAGTTTCTTCTTCAGTAGCATTAGTAAGAGCAATTACTCTATTAAATTGTGTTTCAAATTCCACACCAATTTTTGTCGCTGCTATACCAATACCCAATAAAGGGAGTGTAACAGCAGTAGTAATTTGTCTACCTAATTGCTGGAATCTGCTACCAACTTTATTCAAGGTAGCAGATGTATTTCTAGCAAATTCTTTAATTTTATTATCGCTGTCTTTGAGTGCTTGGTTCAATTTATCATTTTTACCAATTATATCTACAAAGAGGCGTTCTATCCTACCTGCCATAATTAATCACACCCCTTTAACATTTGTGTTTTTTGCTAATAGGATTAACATTTTTTGTTTTCTTACTCGTGATCAGAGGTTTAGTATCATTAAACTTTTTCAAATCCTCGTCACTAACTCCGTTTAATTTTAAAATATTCAAATAAATATAATAAGCCTCACGGTATTCCTCATCATAAAAAGCCTTTACATCAGTTACTTTTGTGTAAAGAACGCTTTTAGTTTCTGTATGATTGAGTTTCCATACTTTTTGAATATTTTTATAAAATTTATATCTGTGAATACCTTCGTAATTAATTCTAAATATTCTTCGATGTCCATTTCTTCGATGTCTTTTACTTCATTTTTGGTAATGTCTGCTATAAATTCTTGGAATGAATCATAGATGTCTTCAGACTGTTCTAATAACAAGTCTAATAACGATCCAATTACTTTACCAGTAACTCCTGCGTAATCATCAGCATTTACATCACCGTTTTTGATTCCATCTAATTGTTCTTTACCTAATCCAATTTCTTTAAAGTCGATTGCTGCTGTTATCTTTTTCAAGTCAAGAACTTTAAATATATTAAATAGTTTTTTCGACTGTCTCACACTCATTTTATATGTCATATTTTTTACACTCTCTCTCTATTTTTATTTTTAAGGTGTTGGTCTTGGTTCAGTGAACCATGCTGTTGCTGTTGCTTCAACAAAATCCGGATCATCAGTTTGAGTTGTTCTACCAAATAATTTAACTTTTTGTAAAGAACTTACTTTTGTAATTTCAAAGTTAGTTTTTAACAAATTAAATGTAATGATATCAGATTGTCTGTTTACATTATTTGTAGATTGTACAGCACTTAATGCTTCACTTTTCAATACTGGATTCGTCTTGTACCACCAACGATAACGTTTAGATCCATCTGCGAATTCAACGATATATCCAACTGCATATTCAAATCTTTCTTTACTATCTGTTATTTCATTTACACCACTCGCTGTTACTCTGTCGATATAAGCTAAAATTTCAGCTCTCTCTTCGTTTGAAAATTGATTAGCTGTGATATCAATTGTACCACCATTAAGGTTTGCATCATCAACAACTTTTTGCCCTTCGGCATAAGCTTCATCTTCAATATACTCAAGAGAGATATTGATTTCTTGAACACCTGAATAATACTTTGGTGTCCCCCATACAATACTTGCAACTTCGTCAGAAGTTATTTTTGCTAAAAATAATTGTACAACATTAATTTTTTCAGATTTACTTCCAGGAACAGTTCCTGCCATATTAAATCACTCCTTATAAATTTTTTACTACTTCTTTCAATTGTGCTTCATCAGCAAGTAGAAACGTTAATGTCCCTTGCTGTAAATTAGAATCTTCTTCATACTCAGGAAATATTGATAGTGTCTTAAACCCTGAATATTCCATTGTTTTAACTATAATGTCAGTTAAGTCTTCAATAGCAATATAGTTATTATCCTTAGTTGATTCTTGTTTTTGCAATAAAAGTAACTCATATTCAATTTTTCTTGAAGTTACAACTCCTTCAGACCAAGCAACAGGTTCATTCGTTATTTCATCAAAAATAACGGCCGGTGTTGCAATTGATAAAATTCCCTTCTTATTAATTTCAGGATAAGTTACAGTTACTTTTTCAATTATTGTTGTTTCTGTTAACGGTGTTACATTAGGTATTGAATTATAAACAGTCACTATATTAAGCAAAAGTTTATATACTTCAGGTTTATAATATATTTTTTCAATCATGATAAGTACCTCACTTTGTTTAATTCTACAACAATATCGTTTATTATTAGTGATCGATTAGATTTTAATGCAGGAACTAAATACGGTTTTGCTTTAGAACCAGGATGATTAACTTCCTTTGCAAATATAACCTTACCTCCAATAACAAACCTAAGAAATCTTTTATTAGAAGGACGTATTTTATGAGGTCTTGTACCTTCTTCAACATAACCAGCATAATTTACATTAGTACCAACAATTGCCGATACTTCACGATTTCCAACCTTAACTTCTTTTGCTATTGATCTTCTTAACAAACCAGTACTGATTGATTTATTACTCCTTAGATTTCTTTTAGAACTAGATACAACTCTTTGCGCTCCACGATTAAGTGCTCTCCTTAGAAATGGTATTTGTAAATCAGTAACATAAGTTAAATTACCGATTTCTCTCCTTACTCTATCACTCATTTGCATCTCCACTATTAAACTGTAAATCAATAGCATAATGAGTTCCAAATCGTCTAATCTTTTTAATATTAACTTTTTTATCAAGTAATAATCTAGGACTACACAATCGAGCACTAAGATTTTCTAACAACATATCCATGTTACCTTGTTTTGGAACATAGACTCTATCGATATATGAATCGGTGTTAGGACCAGCTGGTGATTTATTTGTGAATCCAGACTTGTTTTGATATTCACATTTAAATTCTACCGCTTTTTTTGCATTGTTATCTACTACTGGTCTACCAAACTTACTCGTTTCTTCGTTTTCTTTATAAGGGTATATGAATAAACTATCTCTTTTCATAATTGACTCCTAAATGCAAATGTCGCTATTCAAATTTATAACGCTCATATAACTATTTAATCTACCCTTAACGAAACTTCTAAATTTATAAGTTACTTCACCCTCAGTTACTGATGATAAGCCTCTTGCCTCTTTCGATTCCAAGGCCATTAAATCTGCAACAACGTTGAACACTAATTCTTCAAGTTCTTCAGGTAATGTAAACACATCGTCAGCATCTGTAGGTAATGTATAACCAGCTTCGTACACTACATCAATGTAATCACAATAAGCCCATCCACAATCTCTTAACAAGATACCTTGCAAGTCGCTACTATCAGTTTGATGAAAGTCAGTAATATCTTCACCACTGACTTTCACTGAAGTAACTGATATGATTGGTCTTTGCTTCAAAATTAATTTACGTGAATTAACAGGTGACTTTTCTTCTGTAAATGTTGTTAAGACTATTACTCTTTTAGTCAACTTAATAACCTCAGAACTAATTGAATTAATCCATTTAATCAAAACATCATCGCTGACTAAACCCCCATCATTTGGTAATGCTAGGAACAATTTCAACCTTTTTAATGTAGTTAAAGCATAGTCTTTAATTGTAAAAGTAACCATAATAATCACCCATCTCTAATTTATTTACTTATTTTCTTTGTTAACTGTTTGATTGTTTTCTCATGATCCTTAATCGTCTTATTCAAAATCACTATTTCAGCTTTCGCATCAACTAATTCTTTCTTTAAAACTACGATATGATCAATTGATTTTTTATCAACTACGTTTAGATTATCAGGTATAATTTCAATTTGTTTATTACCTGTTTCATCTTGTTTTTCAACTAAAATCTTTGCAATCTTGCGTGGTATTTCTCGCTGTGTTCCTTTTTTAAACTTAGTAGGTGAAATACCATCAAGAGAGTATTCAAAATCAGATAATACTTTAATTTCTACCATAATAATCAATCACACTACTCTCTTATACTGTTTGTACTGCAGGTGTTTCTTCTGCATGACCTAAAATTACTGGACACGCTACTCCAATACTAACTGTACCTGTTACAGTACCAACAACTTTGATATAACGTTTTTTACCACGATAACCAATTTTGTAAACGTCATCTGTTTCTGCATCAGCATCGATTGTTACTACACCATGTTGAGGTGAATAATCAGAACTACCTTCAATATTATCTGCAGCTACTGTTGCATCTACAGCTGTGAATACTGAATTGTCATCACTCTCTACTAATGAAAATACGATTTTATTGCTTCCATCAAGTGATGTTGCTGCACCTAATGCAATTATTGCTGTAACGCTATTAAATCCTAATAAATCAACACTAACACCAGTGGCAGTAGCTGTCACCGTTTGAGCTTTAATACTGTGTACTGCTTTAATATCTGTAACTAAATCTCTTTTCATATTCTATTCCTCCTAGGCTTTCGTTTTCAATATTTTTAACGCTTCAGGTAATACAACTTTACCACCAAGACGTTTTCTGAACCAGAACTTAACTGCACCTTTTGTAGTGATCTCGTCACGAATAACTGTTAGCCCTAATCTATCTACGATTAAGTATGCTAAACTCATGTCACCATAGGCAACTACTTTCGTACCACCGGCTTGAACATCAGGCATATCCGGCATTTCAACTACGTTGTCACCTAATAAAACCATTGATGTACCTTCTTTTAACAATTGGAAATTAATTAATGGTCTATTTTGTGAATCTTTTAACTTTTTAATATAAGCAAATTGTTTTCTACTCATATACCATTTAGCTTTTGCAGCATAACCAGTTTTTAATGAAGCTTGTGTGTCAACTAAATCATCATATCCGTAAGCTCCACTTGATGCTGAAATAATAATTTCAATGTTAGTATCTAACAGGAATCCAGTTGCTTCATTAAGTCCTGTACCTTTAACAAATTGTGTACCTTCTTTTGCTGCAAATACGATACCGATTTTCTTTCTGATCCATGAAGCTAAATCAACAGCAGCATCTTCTAACATTTGAAGAGTTGCTACAGGCATAGCCGTTACTTCATGAACAAAAATTTCAACTTTTTCAATTTTACCTTCTTCAGTTGAAATTACATTTTGTCTTTCAGCTCTAGTATATGCTCCATACTCTGAATCTGTAACTTCTCTAAATGTAGTATAAGAGTTACCTTTTGAGATTGTAATTTGATCTGCTTCTTGTCTCATAGGTGATCTTTCTCTTATGTATTCAATAATGTCATTACTTACATTTAGTGGTATCAAATAACCAAGTGCCGGATTGTCATCACCAGCGAATAATTTTTCTTTATATGCTTTGATAATTGTTTCGTCTTCTACCGGCAAGAATTTTGCTCCCACTGCCATATACTTAGTTACTGCTTCAAAAACTTTAGTTTCTTCTTCGTTAGTTGCATCTTTGTTTCCAAAAGTACCATTCATTGTTTTTGCCAATTTAAGTCCAACTACGAACTCATTAAATGCTTTCTTTGTTTCTGCACCTAAGTCCTTGTTCGCTTTAATTTCTTCCTGCATTGCGTTCATTTTTTCTGTTAAAATTTGTTCAGGCGTTTTATCTGCCATAATATGTTTCCTCCTTATTATTTTAAATTCTTAACAATGGATGCATAATCTAAACCATTGTCTTTATTCTTTTCACTTGCTTCTTTTAATTTCTTTTCAACTAATTCGCTGATTTGATCAGAAGATAATGTTTTTTCCAGTATTTCTTTAGCAAACTTCTCTAACTGTTCTGATAACTTTTTAGACAATGCTTTGCTAAATGCTTCAAATCCTTTAGTATCGTCTACTGCTACTACAGTAGGTTCTACTATACTTTGTTCAGAATAAGTCTTAATAATTGATTTAATCTCATTCTTTTTTACTTTAGGGATATCTTTGTTATCTTCGGTATCTAAAGCCTTATACAACTCACTTACTGCACTTTTGACAGCTACTAACTTGTCATCAACAACATCTGCAAACTGGAATAAGTGTCCATCTAAATCTTCTGACTTAGAATACATGAATGCCGATTTGTATTTTTCAATATCAATCTCTCCATCTTCACCTTTAGACCACTCTTTAACTCTAGCCAATGCTTCTTCTACTTTCCAATCTTTAATGTCATGTACTGGTAAAATGTCCGCATTCAAACTATTTACTGCTAAATCAACGCTTTTGATAATCT